ATCAGTCCTTCACTGATAAGAAAGCGCAGTTACAGTTAAACAAGTACATAGTTGAGCTAGATAAAATCATCGAAAAGAAAAACAAGAAGAAGTTCCAAGCATATAAAGAGATGCAGGAATTCCTTGAATCTGTTGTAGTAGCTATTCAAGATGAGGCTCATGAGATTAATGGGTCTACAGTATTCGAAACGATTTCTAAGTTTACAAATGCACAATACAGAGTAGCCTTAACAGGTACAGTGGACAAGAAGAATAAAATGCTATGGCAACGAATGCAATGTGTATATGGTGATTCCTTACTGAAAGTATCCAACGACTTCTTAATCAATCAAGGTGTATCATCAAAACCACTTATCCGTATGGTGCCGATTAAAGAACCACGTAACCTAGAGTTAATCAATAACTACCTAGAGGCATATAAATCGTGTATCGTAGAGAACGACTTCCGAAATGATACGATCGCTAAGCTGGTAAAATGGTATATCGATAGTAAACCGGGTGGCGTTCTAATCAGTGTAAATCATATCGATCACGGAGAAAGAGTACAAGCCCTCCTAAAAGACATGGGTTATGCCTCGGACTTCACACATGGTGGACTAGATACAGAAAATCGTGCAGAATACTTACGCCGATTTAGTTCTGGTGAATCTAGAATACTTATCGCGTCATCAATCTTAGATCAAGGAGTAGACGTAAAGAGTATTGGTATGTTATGCATGGCCGGGGGAAACAAAAGCCTTCGTCAAAACCTACAACGAATTGGACGTGGACTTCGACTAAACGGTATCGACGGAAATACTGTACTTGTATTCGATTTCCTAGATTTTACCAATAAATTTATGAAGTCTCATGCAGAAGAGCGTATGCGTATTTATAAAGAAGAACAGTTCGACGTTAGTGTGCTAGGGGAGTAATCCTCTAGCTTTTTTGTCTTTAACTGTTGACTAAGTTACAGAGTATGGTATAATGTAGTCAGACCATGATGTCGGGAATAACAATTAGGAGGAAACACAATGGAAAATGCTGTATATGTAAACTTATCCGTAGTTGATTTAAAACCAAATGTACTAAGCTTCTTATCTGATTTAGCTGAAACTGCAAAAGAATCTGTATTCGTTACACGAGTGAAGGATTTAGCAGAACAATTAGGTAAGGATGTGCGTACAATCCAACGCCACTTAAAGGAGTTAGCAGAGAAAGGCATTCTACAAATGAAAGGACGTCGTGGAAAATCAGGTGGAACAGTCATTTGCTTTAACTCTAACCTCGTACAGTTCACAACATCGGACAAGGCACTTATTAACTCAGAGGAGCCTATTGATATTGACGAACTACTCCAAACTAAAATTCCTAAGAAGAAACAAGAACCAAATCCAAACAAACGCCCAAGACGTACAAAATCACAAATGATTGAAGCGCAACTACTGCAAGATGAAAAGCAAGCGAAGATCGACGAACTAAACGGTCGATTACAAATGCTAGGAGGCGTACCAAACTGGGATTGGTTCCAATTAACAGACAACCCAGTAGGCAACTATCGTACATACTTGTTAACACGTTTATATAATCGTTACGCAGCTTTATTTACTGATTATCATAATGTAAAAGCGCAGGTTATGGAAGAAGGAGAAGAAGTGCCTGACGTATCCAACGACTATGATGTCTTAGGTACAGATAAAGTATTAGGTATATCTCGCTGGGCACAGTTCGAGAAGTTCCGTGACTTTTGTGAAGAGAACACTATTGATCCTGCTGTTTATTTAACGGCACAATTTAACCGCTCTTTATTCTCCGCTAAAGGGAAAAACAAGAAGAAGTCACTACCTTTCGTAAACGCCCTTACAAGCGATACGTCTTACGATGCGTACCTACAGTATTGCGGATATAAAAATCTTGTAGATGACAACTGTAAACGATTTAATGTTTTACCTAAAGGATTCGCTAGTGACTTTATTATCCAAGCCATCTCAGAGGCATATGATACAGCACACCAAGCTGTAGGTTTATTGGAGCATAAGCACGATATCAGAGAGTTCCTGACAGGGGAGAACGGTTACACTGACAGACAAGTAGATGTTATTAACTTCTATGACAGCATCTCAGACAAGCTACGTAAGACAAATGCACCATACAAAGTGCGAAATACAATTAAGAAATTCATCATCACACAAGGGCTAACACAGCTGTACGGAAACTATAGCTTACCTACATCAATGATCCTAGGTTCAGAACATACCCAAATTATCCTAGCCTCTGTTGATCGAGACGCTAGCTCTAAGGAAGAGTCAACGTTAATGAAAAAACGTTTACTAGGGGCATTAGTTTACCCTTCAGCAGACACAGAAACACAAGATAAGGCCGGAGCTAACTACTTGTATCAGCTAAGAACACTAAAAGAGACTAGACAAGTTTTACGATTAATCCAAGAGCGAAAAGGGACACACTTATCGTTTGCTGACATCCAAGAAGCATTTGAAGCATTTGGCCGAAACGAAATCCCGGTTGACGACTTCTCTATGTTAGATATTGATGCTATTGTTGCATTAGAAGGTAAGAAGGTAGAGAAAGAAGAAGAGATTGATTTAGCTAGTATGACTGCTAAGCGTAAAGTAGTGACGTATGGCTCAATTGTAGAGAACAATCCGCTAGACCGGGTTTTATCAGGCTTACAGTTGGATTAATTTCACTGTAAGCTCTTTACAGCTTGTATAACTTATGCTATACTATGTTCAGTTAATACAAAGGGAGGAAACAAAATGAACTCACCAATACGTCGGGAGATTCTACGTAAAGCAATCGAGTCCCCAATCTTTTCAAGAGATGTACTACCAAAAGCACCTATGTCCATTTATGATGGGAACAAAGTGTACGAGGAGCTCTCTAACATTATTAAACGTCACTACCAAACAAACCGAAACATCTTAACAGAGGAAGCTTTCCTTACGCTAGCGGAAGAGAAGTTAGACCGTATGCGCAGGGATGCTATTGAACAACAGGAATACTTTAACACGATTAGTTCTCTTTACGAGATCCGAGACAGTCACGATGATACGGTTATCGACGAAAATATTGATAAGTATATGAAAAAGCATATGCGGTTAGATCTCATGCAACGAGCCTTGGCGAATATTAACGACGAGTCTATGCTAGACAAGGTAGATAAAGAGTGGCGAGAGATCGAGTTAATGGACATCACAGGAAAACAGAATGAGATTATCAATATCATAGATGACGCTGAAGCAAAGAGAGAAGCTCTATCAACTTTACATATGAACACAATCCCTACAGGTTTTACTTCTGTAGATGAGTTAATGAGTGGTGGACTGGCAAAAGGCGAGGTAGGTATGATGTTGGCCTTATCCGGAACGGGTAAAACTTTAGCACTTACTAACCTAGCAACCAACTACACAAAACAACGTAAGAACGTACTGTTTATCGCACTAGAGGAACTAAAGAACCGTATGATCCTGAAGTTCGAGCAGTCGATGTTAAGACAAAATAAGAGTAATATCTTAACAGGAACATCTTTAAACGAGACCAACTTTAATAAATATCAGGAGTTCTACAAAACCAACCGAGAGCACTTTGGTAACTTGTTCTTTGCTCGTTACTCGCCTCGTACAGTTACGCCGGCTAAAGTAGAGCAACTGTTATCAGATATCAAAATTAGACAAGGTATCGATGTTGATGTAGTTATTATCGATTACCCTGACCTATTCAGAAACCCATATGCTACTGGGAACGAATCAGATGATGGGGGGAAACTATTTGAAGAGATTCGTAGAATCTGTCAAGACTATAACGTAGTGGGTTGGACAGCTGGGCAGTTAAACCGTGGAGCCTATAGTGCAGCAATTAAAACATCAGAGTTTATGGAGGGTTCTATCCGTAAGAAGAATGCTCTAGAGTTCGTAGGAGTTGTACAACAATCCGAGGAAGAGTTTAAGGCTGGGTTTACTCGTATCTATGTAGATAAACTCCGAAATACACCTGAAGGCCCTTACGAAAAAATGCTAAAGTTTAAAGTAGTCGGAAGCGCCCAGAGTATGATGGACTACCGTAACGATGCTGATAGACGCGAACACGAAGCTATTCTTGAAGCAATGCAGGATAACATGGACAAGTCGTTTAAGAGTAAGAAAAAAGGAAGTGACGGAGTAACAATCGATTATGCAAATGAGATTAACTCTGCACTACTTAATAAAAGGGGAGAATAAAAATGACTAAAGTAATCGCCTTTTCAGATTTTCATGCACATATATTCAATGACTATGCTAAACCAGACCCAGATTACGTGAACGATAGATTTAGAGCACAGATGGAGACACTAGAGAAGATATTTCATATGGCTAGGGCGG